CGGATGGAAATTATACATCCTCTAGTATAACATGTAATTTAAGAGTAACAACTAGTTCATCTCTTAGTAACTTTCCTGATATAGATAAAGTATTAGGCGATCCTGAATTTACATTAACATCTCCTACATCAAATAGTAATGGAGCATTTACATATAGTAGTAGCGATACAGCTGTAGCAACCGTAGACATAACATCAGGAACAGTAACTATAATAGCCATAGGAAATACAACTATAACAGCAACACAAGAAGCGGATGGAAATTACACTTCCTCGAGTATAACATGTAATTTAAGAGTAACAACATCTCCAACATTAAGTAACTTTCCTGATATAGATAAAGTATTAGGCGATCCCCAATTTACATTAACAGCTCCTACATCAAATAGTAATGGAGCTTTTGCCTATACAAGTAGCGATACAGATGTAGCAACTGTAGATATAATATCAGGAACAGTAACTATAATAGCTATAGGAAATACATCTATAACAGCAACACAAGCAGCGGATGGAAATTACACATCTTCAAGTATAACTTGTAATTTAAGAGTAACAACATCTCCAACATTAAGTGGCTTTAATGATATTAATAAAGTATTGGGCGACCCCCAATTTACATTAACCGCTCCTACATCTAACAGTAATGGAGCATTTACATATAGTAGCAGTAACGCCAATGTAGCAACAGTTGATGAACAGTCAGGAACAGTAACTATAATATCCATAGGAACTACAACTATAACCGCAACCCAAGCAGTAAATGGTAATTATAACACTGGAACTATTAATGCTGTTCTAAAAGTAACAACATCTCCAACTTTAAGTGATTTTCCAGATATAGATAAAGTATTAGGTGACCCTGAATTTACATTAACACCACCTACATCTAATAGTAATGGTGAATTTACATATAGTAGCAGTAATACCGATGTAGCAACAGTAGATGAACAGACAGGTACAGTTACTATAATAGCCATAGGAACTACAACTATAACAGCAACTCAATTAGCTGATGGTAATTATGACACGGGAACAATAAGTGCTTTTTTAAATGTTTATACAAATGAAAATGTTGAATAATAATATTTGGTTTAAGAACAGTTGCTGTTATTAAATTAACAAACGACTAAGATGAAATTTAGACATTGAATATGTTAAAGTATATTTATTGAAAACCTATTATACATATTCTTTACTATTATTTTCGAGCATTACAATATAATTCTATGAGTAAAGATCATATCTTTATATCAACATTATTAACAATTTTCTTTTTATTATTAGTTGTATTTTATTTTATGATGGAAAATCATTGCTGTTCATAATAGTATTTTTTAGTAAAATTAAAATCTAAATTAAACATATAAAAAACTTTGAATGACTTCTTTTGCTGATGATAATGTTTACAAAAAATGCAATTCTAATCTATCTGAAAATCTTAGTAAAAAAATGGTTGTATTTAGAAAAACGGATACTAAAATAGAATTATCAAATTCAATAAATAGAATTAGTCTTCCTAAAGGAATACTTTATCCAAACGACCGATTACCTGGTAAAATTCCAAATTTAATTAATGGTTAAATTAATAAATATTATATGATTATAGAAATAAATAATATTTATTATATATAATGAATGTTAGACCACCTCCATATAATCCTTATATATATAATGTCCAACAATCTATAAATATTCCTTCAGCTCCCCCTTTAGACACAAATGAAATAAATCATGAAGTGTATCAACAACAGTTACAATACCCACCGAAAATAGAAAATACTCCAAATTATATATATAACCAGCACGTATATGCTACATATCCATCATGCCCTCCGCAAATTTATATTCCACCACAATCACAATATGGTTATGTAACCACAAATGACCAATATCAACGTGAAGAAATACAAAATCGTAAAAAACAGGATGAATGCTTTTGTTTTGGAATAATGGCCATACTATGTTGTTGTTTTATAAATAATTAAATAATTGTTATTATTTCTTTTCTGTATTATTATTTAATATTTTTTCCCAAAGTAATTTTCTATTTTTAAAATTTTCAGTTAAAATGCATATTTGTTCCATGCAAATTCTTATAGATTTGTTTAAATCCATTGTTTGGATTAATTCTATTGTAGTATTTCGGTCATTATCATAAATTTTTACAAATTCAGCACTATCCCATTTTTGTAATGTGTTCATTAAATAATTATAAAGGGACATTAAATTTTCTTTAGAATATATGTTATGATTAATGAGTTGTTTAATATATTCCAAATCAAAATAGTCATGTAATGTTTTTAAAGAATTTTTATCTGATTTGGGTAATAATGATATTATATTATTTTTTAATTCATCCATATTTCTATAAAAAAGTGTTAAATCATTTTTTTGTAAGTCCTCTTCAATTTTATCCCAATATACTTTATTTAATATAGAAAATACTATTTCACTTTTTTTATTTTCAAAATTATTGATTACTGATTTTACTTTATCAAGAATATTAATTAATTTACAGTGTTCTTCTATTTTTTTAATCATCGAATCTATATGAGGTATCCATTCAATGGCGGTATTCTCATTTATCATTATAGATTTTTTGGTTTCTAATAGATTATAGTATATACCTGCAATTTCTAAAATTAAATTATCAAGATCACTAGATTTCCATATTTCAAATTCTGTTAAATATTTATTTATTAATACATTTTTATTATTATCATTTTGTAAAATAGCCAATATCATATTTCTTATAATATCAAAAAAAATGGGGCCTGTAGACATTTCATCTTTAAATCGATATAATAATAGAGACATATTTAATACCCTACTTTCCGATAAACTATAAGAATTATATTTTGTATTTCTATATTGTTTTAAATAATTTTGTGCCTTTTCCAAGGTATCTAATATTTTATTATCTAAAAAGATAGTAAAAAAATTCTTCAAATCTATACTCATGCTTGTTTTATACCAACATTTAATATTATATTTTAAAATATTAAAATTAAAATATAAATATTATTTAATTATAATAATAAATATGGATGTTGTTAATAATATTAAAAATATATTAGATACATATAGACAAGAATTACTATCAGAAGTATCTAAAGTATTATTAATTAATAAAAGAGTTCAGGTAGTTGAAATAGAAGTAGATGAACATAGACTATTTGTAGATATTGATAATAATGTATATATTGAAATTTCTAAAAAAATATCTGGAAAAACCTTTGGTAAAAAAATAGGATTTTTAAAAGACTGTATAATTCATTTAGAATAAAATTTATTTATAATATGATTTATTTATTAATTAATCATATCTTAAATAAAAAATTGAAATTTATATTAAAAGATAAATGTAATATATACATATATTGTTACAAATATGAAAATACGGTTTTGTAAAAAATGCGATAATATGCTTTATATACATTCTACTGATGCTCTAACTAATTTAAAATATTATTGCAAAAATTGTGATTATACCGAAATAGATGAAAACCCTAGTGGATGTATATATGAAAATGTATATAATACAAATTATCTTACATATGATATTATCACAAATAAATATACCCGTAATGATCCAACATTGCCTCGTATAAAAAAAATGAAATGTATTAATAAAGATTGTGTTAGTAATGCTGGACACACAAATGTTCTATTTTTAACCGATATTAGTATTCACGAGGGTAAAATAGATAAATTTGAAGAGACATTAACCAAAATACTTGATCGTACTGAACATGAACGAATTAATATAGACACTGATAATATTCTTCTTAAATTTAAAGATGTATCAAATATACAAACTATTAAAAATGAAATTGAAAAAATACATAAATACGTGGAATTTCACGAAGAGTTAGATTCTTTAATTATATTTATAAAATACGACCCTGAAAATCTGAAATATGTGTATGTTTGCGATTATTGTAATACGAGTTGGAAAAACAAATAAAAAAGATAATTAAAATTTGTTATATATATTGGATAGATTAATATAATTTATTTAATATAATATTGTATATTTTTTGATATTAATTTATATAAAAAATTGAAACATATTTAAATATTTATAATATATATCAATATATTACAAATATGGATGTTGCCCCAGATTATGATGATGATGATATTTCATCCATTACCAGTGATGAACTAGCTTCTGAAGACGCGGGAAGCATTGACGATGATGAGCAAGCAAATATTGTTGAGCCTATTCAAATATTAGACGATGAAGAAAATCCCGATGAAGAAGAAGAAGATGAGGAAACGTTTGATGATATAGAAGACGATGAAAATGTAATAAATATAAGTGAAAATCACAAATTTGAAATTGTTAGTAAAGACAAAACATATGAAAGATTACAAACAAGAAAAAAAGAAACAAGCCCATTAATGAATAGATTTGAAGTTACAAAATTAATTGGTATAAGAGCACAACAACTTGCTTGTGGTATGCAACCATGCGTTTCATTTGATCCCGATATTAGAAATACAGAATTCATTGCTATACAAGAATTATTGCTAAAAAAAATGCCCCTTATTGTAAGAAGGTATTTACCTAATGGTGTTTATGAAGATTGGCGAGTTAATGAACTTATTATTCCCGAAAGTATTTTATATTAAATCATGTAACAATATAATGATTTTTATTCATTTTTTTTAAAATAATGAATAAAATACTACTGTTATAGTAATTATTTATTCTAAAATAAATCCCAAAAAAAATGATGGAAACCAGGTTTTAGTTCCCAAACATTATCATCATTTAAAAATTCATAGATATAGTTATCTAACATTAAATCTATATCACTTCCATATTCAATTCCATTAATTTTAAGATTTTTAATAAATTTTCTTTTTATTTTTTTACAATTATTATGCCATTTTTTTAAGTCATCTGTTTGTGTAATATAATCATCATTTTTTTTAAATTCTTTTTGATATTCATATAATATTAGTCTTCCATCTTTTCTAAATTTATTTAGAAGTGCTACACTATTTTTTTCTATTCGTTTTACTTCACTTTTTAGTTGTTTAATATCGTCCTTTAATAAATTTTTAACTGGTTTTAATATTTCACACATATTTTCAAAATTACTATTATTAATTTGCGTTTCATCATCATCTTCAGAAATCAAATTATTATTAAAATTATTTGCATCATAAATAGAGATTTTTATATTACCATCAGTATCTCTACAATAAGGGCATTCATTGTTTTTTCTAAGTGATTGAATTATACATTCAGTATGATATTCATGACCACATGTTAATTTAAATTTTTGTTTATCATGTATTTCTAAATATTCTAAACATATAGGACATTTATCATCATTCATTACAATTATATTTTAAAATATTAATGTCTTTTTATATACTTATCCAGCATATACTATAGCACCAGAACCAGATACAATTCTAAAAATATTATAATTTATTGCTTCTACATTTAGATTATAATCCCACAAATAGTTTTTCTTTTTATCAATATTAAAATTATTGTTATTTACAATAGTAAATATTATTAAAGAAGGATTAGTAAATTCATCATATTGGACAATTGGTTCTTCTAAATTATTTTGATTATATAGAGTAATACCTCTACTATTTCCATCTTTATCTTTAAGAATAGCAACATATGTAGTTTTCATATTATCATTATATACGCTATAAATAGTGCTGTATAACATGACACCGTAAAATTTACTCATTTCTTGATTATACAATAAATTAAAATCACCATATATTTTTTTATTATTAAAATCTATAGACACCATAGTAAATGTATTATTATTTTGGGTTTTAACATCTCTTAATAAATTTTTAACAAATTCATTTATGTTTAATTCTACTGTTTTATACAAAATATTGTAATTAGATGAATTTGGAATTTTGCTAATAAATCCATTATAATCCTGGGGTGATATATCATTAATATAAATACTAAAATTATTAGTAAGTGTATTCATATTTAGAAAATTAGTAATATATGTATCACTATTAGTGTTATCTGTATACGTGAATATTAATGTACCTGATGTAATAGTATACGTGTCGGTTTGTATCCAATTATCATCATAAATTTTAAGTATTGACCCGTTTAAATCGAATTTATTATTAACTATAGTCCCATATGCGTCTAATGTATATTTTACATTATCTATAATAATATTTTTATTTTTTAGTCGTCCATAAAGAGAATTAGCATTTAATGAATTTATAGTTAGACTATTGTTAAATACGAAATCTTTATCAATATCGTAATATTTCGGATTACGGTATGAAATATTATAATTTATATTAGCTACTATAATTTCAACATATATTAATAAAAATTTGCGTATAACAGGCGGTATCATGGATGTAATTTGTAATTGTAATAATTTTAAATTTGTTAAATTACAACTACCTGAAGGCTGAAATATATCTGGTTCCAAACTAAAACTATAATTATACAAAAATTCATTTTCATTGAAGTTATATTCAGTTGAGCCTAAATGATATTGAAAAGCCATTACATTTTTAAGATATGTATGACTTAATTCATTAGTGCGGTCTATTCCATCAAAAAGTAATTTTGCTGTTTTTAAAATATATTTTTCATAATTTACCCAATTATCACCTTTAGCCTGTAACCTAATATCATTAATTAATAAACTATTTATATACACATAATCATCTAAATTACCCGACAAATAATTTTCATTGGGTGTATCCACATTTCCATAATTAGTCCAATTATTTATCTTATTTATATCATTTTTTGTAAGATAAAATAATAATTCTTTTGTAGGATGGAAAAATTTCATATCAAGTGTAACCTTATCTACAAAATTTAAAGCTGACGCAAATTGAGTTTGTTCTATTAAATATTCATGGGGTAAGTCTGCGAATTGTTTTCTTTCATCAACATCTAAAAATATATAAGTCGCATCTAAATAAATATTAAATGCAGTTCTCAAATTTGATGATAAAATAAATTGTGAAAAAGTATTTATATTTGTTTTTATGCGTTTTAAATATTGAGGACTACTTGGATTGGTGTCTATAATGGTATATAAATCATTTACACTTTTTAATGTTACATATATTTCAACTTCTGTTTTTTGTAATGCGATTAACGGTAGATAAGACCCTGAATTTTCAGTAAAATAAAAACACAATGGTATATATAATTCAGTTTCTGGGATAGAAGGCGAATATTTACCATTAATTGAACTTTTATATATATTTGTATTGTTAATTTTGGGGTCATATAGTTGTGGAACATGACCTATCATTTCATTATAGTTTAAGTTTTTTGAATAATTTTTTCTAATACGATGATGTAGGTGTATAGTAGAACCTCGTAATTCTTGTATCTTATTTCCTCCAATATATAATATCGCACTATCAATAATTTGAGACCCTATATTTTTAATCCATTGAAATTTTAGTGTTTCACTACTATATATCGCTGGTAATCTTACAACTAAATATATTGGCCCAACTAAATCAGCATATCTACTAATAGGAAATTTAAATGTAGTATTGGATACATCGGTTATATTTGGAGTACCAGTAAAATTTAATTGATAATTTTCAATGGCAAAATTTGTGTGTCGTCTATATGTTGAACGGAAAAATGATATTTGTGGATTAGCATTTAAATAAACGTTTTCACTACCATATGCCTTTAATTGTAATAATCCTCCAGTCATTATATAATATATACTTTTATCAAAATACTTAAATTAAAAATAGATATTATATTATCATATTATTATATTTAAAATAATATATATATGATTTATCAAACAGCATATTTATCATTATTAATCCAACTTGTTGTTGGAATTATTGATTTTTTAGCTTTACAAATTAAAATACCCGAAAATAAAAAATTATTTAAGGATCTGCTAAAAATGGAACTTGGAGTTCAAATCATCGAAATGATATTTTATGTCTGGATGGTTTTTAATTTTTCAAATATAGCCAATATCACTCCAAAACGATACTATGATTGGATTATAACAACACCTACAATGCTTATTACTTTGATGGCATTTTTAGATAAAGAACATTATTTAGGAATAATGGATTATATAACCAAGAATAAATACGATTTAATTAAAGTATTA